CGTGGGCAAAGTCGGTCGGTAAAATGCTGGCTGGCAAGCGGAAGGCTGATGTGCTACGACTTGACTTCTCGCAGATTCGTCCAGCCGGGCAACGTCTTAAGGGCTATGGGTGGATTTCGTCGGGTGACGAAACTTTTGCGCCTGCAATGCAGCATATCGCGGAAATCCTCAACAATCGCGCTGGTCATCTCCTTTCCCGAATCGACATCCTCGACGTCCTCAACCACCTTGGCACAACCCTCTCCTCACGTCGTTCGGCTGAGATTGCGCTCGTACCTTTCGGCGATGCAGAATGGGTAGACTTCGCCAAGGCCAAGAAGGACTTCTGGCTCCATAACAACTACCACCGCCAGCAATCCAACAACTCCGTCACCTTCCACGCCAAGCCGGGCCGCGAAGACATTGCCGGGTTGTTCGACATGATGCAAGATGCGGGCGGCTCCGAGCCGGGCTTCATCAACTTTGTGGAGGGCAAGCGCCGGGGTCCGTGGATGTCGGGCGTCAATCCCTGCGCCGAAATCCTGCTGCCCAACAAGGGCTTCTGTAACTTGGTGGAAATCAACCTGTCACACTTCAACGGCATCCATGCCAAGAAGCTGTGGCGGGTGGCGGAACTGCTGGCCCGTGCCAACTATCGCCAGACCTGCGTTAATCTGGTGGATGGTGTCCTTCAGCGGGCGTGGCACGAGAACAACGAGTTCCTGCGGCTGTGTGGCGTGGGCGTTACGGGCGTTGCCGAATGGGAGCCTGCGGGTGATCCGTCCGTCTGGCGCATGCTTCGCGACAAAGTCAAGCGGGCGGCGAATGGTATGGCCGACGAACTGGGGCTGCCGCGTCCCAAGGCCGTCACTACGGTCAAGCCGTCGGGCACCCTGTCGAAGATTATGGACACGACCGAAGGCGTTCACAAGCCGCTGGGCCGCTATATCTTCAATAATGTACGCTTCAGCAAGCACGATCCGTTCGTTCAGGAACTGGTGGACGCCAACTACAAGGTGATTCAGGACCCGTCCAGCCAGGATGCGGTGCTGGTTACCTTCCCGGTGGCCTACCCACGGGTTCACATGGACGAAGTAGACGGCAAGTTTGTCAATTTGGAACCCGCGACGGTCCAGTTGGCCCGCTACAAGACCATGATGGACAACTACGTGGACCATAACTGTTCGGTTACGATCAGCTACAGCCCGGAAGAAGCACCGGAAATCGTGGATTGGCTCCATGAAAACTGGGAATCCTACGTGGGTGTGAGCTTTTTGTACCGGACAGACCCCACCAAAACGGCCAAAGACCTCGGCTACCTGTATTTGCCACAGGAAGTGGTCACAAAGGAGGACTATGACACCTATGTAAGCACCCTGAAGCCCCTGAATGGGGAGGAAATGGGCGCCCAAGAGCTTGTTCAGGAGGCTGACGACTATGAAATTGACGCTGGCACGGAATGTGCAACAGGCGCCTGTCCCGTCCGCTAAGAAAAGGAGTCCGTGTCGTGGAATATGCCATATTATTGGGGGTCCCTATAGCCGCATGTGTGGTGGCTGCCTCCGTAGTCTTGAGGAAATTGAAAACTGGAGCCGATATTCTGATGAAGAACGGGCGAATATCCTCCGGCTACTACCACTAAGGGTAGAACAGACTTGATTTTATGGAGCCAGTGGGGTATTATCCTGCTGGCTTCATCTATTTGGAGGTACTCATGAAGTTTTCCGTTACATACGAGGATGGACTGTGGACCTTCAGCCTGGAATCCACTGATCCTCAGTCCGATTACTACGAAGAATTCGAAATTATGGACGAAGATGAAGCCAAGACCGTGGCCGCCGAGCTTATTGGCGAGATTTCTATAGCCGACGACGACCTAGACCTAGAAGAAATGGTTGCCAACAGGATCGACCCTGAATGACCCAGTCCAAAGCCTCGGCTATCGAACAATTTCAAGAGATGATGGACCTAGACCGCAAAATCGCCAGCACCGTCGCCAAGGTTATGGCCCAGTCCCCGGTAGCTATCATGATTGCCTGGGAAGATGCTGAAGGTGGCGTTAAGGCTACCAGCATTCCCTTCTCGGCCTGCCTTGTCAAGGGCATGGTCGACACCCTTTTCGACATGGTATTTGATAATGATCCAGAAGATGATGACGATGTATCGTAAGGTCAGGTATGTCTTGCATAATTTAGCCCACTATGTTATACTAGTCCGCTAATGGAGATGCCAACCCATGCCAAATTTTAAAATCTCGCAGCTTACGACGGCGACTGCCGTCTCGGCCACCAACCAATTTGAAATCAATCAGAACGCCGCTTCCCGCAGCTTGGAAGTATCGGTGCTTTCTACCTATATTCGCAGCGGCGATTCCGGCAAAGCTATTGTAGTATCCGTAAGTACCGCATCTGACGCCCTCCGTATCACCCAAACCGGGACTGGCAATGCCTTGGTGGTTGAGGATAGCGCCAACCCTGATTCGACGCCTTTTGTGGTGGATGCGAATGGCGATGTTCTTTTAGGACACACCACTGCTTTGGCATCGCCGATAAACGCTAGTTTCAAAGATAAACTACAGCTTAATTCTGTAAACGCGTATGGGTCGTCAATAGATTTGACCTCTTGGTCAACCGGGACTGATACTGGCGCAAGCATTCACCTTCTTCGTTCTGATAGCGGCGTTATTGGCACTCAAACCGCAATCGGTTCAGCCGATGTGATGGGGAACATCAGGTTCTGGGGATCGGACGGAACTACTTTTATAGAAGGAGCTAAAATTACTGCCGCCGCAGATGGCACTACAGGCACTAATGATATGCCAACATCCTTGCGGTTCAGCACCACGGCTGATGGGGCTTCCAGCCCGACTGAGCGAATGAGGATTTCAAACAGTGGCGCAACTTCCATCACGGCAGTTGGAACTGGCGGCGTTAATGGAACTGCTCTGACCGTTACTGGTACAAATCTTTCTGGCGCTACAACAAATGTTGGAATTTCGATTGCTCCGACTTTTGGGCTAGGGGCAACAGTTCGCGGTATTGGTGTTCAGTCAACGATGAATACCGAAGCTGGCGGCGCTGGGCTTGCCACAGCAGCCCAATTCCGAGCCATTCAAGGGACGCTATCTACCGCTGTTACAAACCAATATGGCTATTGGGCTGACAGCACTCTTATTGGTGCAACTAACAATTATGGCTTTTATTCCAACATTGCCTCCGGCACCGGGCGTTGGAATTTCTATGCGGCTGGCACTGCCGATAACTACTTTGGCGGTCCTACGACGATCAGCACTAGTTCGACCTCCGATGCCCTGCGTATTACGCAGACTGGCACCGGCAACGCTCTGGTGGTTGAGGATAACACCAATCCTGATTCTTCGCCGTTTGTGGTGGATGCTGATGGATCAGCTATTCTTGGCTTTACTACTAGGTTTACTACGGCAACCACGGGGTCGGCAAAACTGCAGTTGATTACTGGTTCTGCCACAATATCTAGGTTTTTGAATGATGCTAATCCGCAGCGTTTAGAATTTGCAAAATCACGCAGCACAACGAGCGGATCAGCCGCTGTTATTGTGCAATCCGGCGACACTTTGGGAGATATTAATTTCCAAGGTGCTGACGGAACTTCATTTGTGCAAGCCGCGTCTATTGCTGCCGCCGTTGACGGCACCCCCGGCACCAACGATATGCCTGGGCGGCTGGTGTTCAGCACCACGGCTGATGGCGCTTCGACGCCGACTGAGCGGATGCGCATCGACAGCAGCGGCAACGTAGGGATTGGGACGAGTTCGCCTGCAACAAAATTGGATGTTGTTTCCGCCGGAACGACACCCACAATTATTCAAACACGCAATGGAACGACGAGTGTTTATCTCGACGCCAACAACGGCTATTCATACCTAAATACATTTACCAATCACCCCATGTTGTTTGGCACCAACAACGCCGAGCGTATGCGCATCGACAGCAGCGGCAACGTAGGGATTGGGACGAGTTCTCCAAATTCTTTGCTTGAATTAAATAAAGCATCTGGCGCGGCGGATCTTCGGTTTTCCGTTGCAGGAACGCTTTATGGTACCGCGTATGCGTCATCGTCTGATATGACGATTAACAGCATTACGGCAATCCCGCTAAAACTTGGAACCAATAATACGGAACGCTTTCAAATTGGCTCATCTGGCCAGCTTGGTATTGGCGGCGCAAACTACGGCACCTCGGGTCAGGTATTGACCTCAAATGGCTCTGGCTCTGCGCCTTCTTGGCAGGCTGCGGGCGGAAGCACAGGCGCTCTCAAGAACGTGCAGGTCTTTACCTCATCCGGCACCTACACGCGCACCAGCGGCGTTACCACGGCTGTTGTAGTGGCTCGTGGTGGTGGTGGTGGTGGTGGTGGTGAAGTTACCGCTGGAGGTGCTGGCGGGACAACCTCTTTTGGTTCGCATGTTTCTGCTGCTGGTGGTTCTGCCGGTGGTAGAAATTCTGGGGGAGGTGCTGGAGGAACCGGCGGCACAGGAGCTACTATTGCTCTTAAAGGGCAAGGTGGTGGTAGTGGTGGGTATGCATCGGGAATTTGTAGTACATCTATTGGAGTTTCTGGACTAGGCGGTGGTCAAGGCGGCGGGCAGAGCGTTGGATATGGTGGGGTTGGAGTTGCAGGTGTTCGCGGTGGCGGTGGATCAGGTGGGGGGACAGTAGTCCTTAGTGGCGGCGGTGGTCAGGGCGAAACTGCCATCAAATACACCACGACTGTAGGCTCTACAGAAACAGTAACGATTGGTGCTGGTGGAACAGCAGGCATTGGCCCCCCGGCTGGCGGTGCTGGCGGCGCTGGTTTCATCATCGTGTATGAGTATAGCTAATGCTACTCTCTATGCTTGCGCCTCCTGGCGCTCCATCACCAGAGGAATTGATCAAGTTTTATATGGAGAAGAAAGTCATGAATTACGCAATGGTGCAGAATGGCGTGATCGTGAATGTCGTTGATTGGGATGGCGTCACGCCATACACGCCGCCTGAAGGGTGCGAATTGCATCAGTGGGATGGCCCAATGAACATTGGCTGGCTGTGGGTTGACGGAGCGCCTGTTGACCCAAATCCGCCTGCGCCAGAGCCTGAAGCTCCTGCGGCACCATCAGAAGGCCCCACGGTGATCTGATGTTGCAGATGAAGCCATTCACCTTTGGGAAGCTGACCGGAACTGCATACGACTTCCCGGTGAGTGGCAATGTGCTGCCCATGCACCAGCATAGCGAGGGCGATGTGCATATTACCGTGGTTGCAAGAGGCAGCTTCAAGGCCCATGGTAATGGCTGGGAGCGGGTTCTGACGGCGGGCGATATTGCCGATTGGAAGCCGCATGACCCGCATGAATTTGTTGCGCTTGAGGATAACTCACGCATCGTTAACATTGTAAAGGGAAAATAAAGTGAAGATTGAACTCAACATCAACGAAATCAATATGATCATGCAGGCCCTTGGCAATTTGCCATACGCCAGTGTGTTTGAGCTTGTATTGAAAATCCGCGAACAGGTGCAGCCACAATTGGCCGCGAAGCAAGAGGATGCAGAAAATGGTTGACGCATCTTAGTGAACGGTAAATGTCTTCTCCGCAGAAAATATCGCAATTAACGACGGCAGGCCCGCTTACTGGCGCTGAGCTAGTTCCTGTCGTACAAAACGGCGGCACCCTACAGACCACTGTATCGGTGCTTGCCGCGTTTGTAAACGTGTCTCTTAGTCCTGTAGTCTCGGCACTTCAAACACAAATCGATCAAGTATCAGCCCTCACCTCTGTCAATGCTGAATCCATTACCTCCTTAAATGCGGTAGTATCTACTTTTGATTCTCGTATTGAAGCTGTGTCAGCGGGCATTGTTTCGGTAAATAATGCTGTTTCTGCTTTGGAAGTCCGTGTAAGTTCTGTTTCGGCTGCTGCCTCCAATGCTTCGGCAGCCATCACATCCATTAATAATGTCGTAAGCGCGCTTGAAGTTCGCGTAAGTGCCGTATCTGCCCTGTCTTCAGTTAATTCGGCAGCTATCACATCCATCAATAACGCCGTATCCGCTTTAGAAATCAGAGTCAGTGCGGCTTCTGCAACAGGTGCGGCTAACTCGGCGGCTATTACTTCTGTCAATAACGTAGTAAGCGCCCTAGACATTCGCCTTACCAATGTATCGGCATCCGTATCGGTACTTAATGTGCAAATGGGGCAGGCGCTTGCCTCAATTTCAGCTATCAATTCAGTCCTCGCTACCATCGACACTTCCGCTATCGCGGGCCTAGAAGTTCGCGTTAGCAACCTGTCAATTGCGGTATCCACCAACACAGCCGCTGTCACTTCCATCAACGCAGTCGTCTCGGCCCTTGACATCCGCCTTACTGCCGTCAGTGCCGTTACCTCAGTCAACGCTGTTGCTATCACTTCTGTCAACAACGTTGTTTCTGCCCTTGAAATCCGTGTCAGTACCGTGTCGGCACAGGCGTCTGCAATTCAAGCGCAAGTCAACAGTGTATCCGCTTTGGTGTCTGCTCTTGATGTGCGCGTGGCCGCCGTATCAGCTTCTGTATCGGCCCTGCAAGTTCAAGTCAACAATGTTTCAGCCGCGCTTACTTCCACTAACAACGTAGTATCTGCTCTGGAAATTCGAGTTAGTTCCGCGTCAGCAGCAATTTCAGTCAACACAGCAGCTATCACTTCCATCAACAACGTAGTAAGCGCACTTGAAATTCGCGTAAGCACTGTATCAGCGCAGGCGTCTGCTGTACAGGCCCAAGTAAACGCCGTCTCCGTTTTGGTGTCGGCCCTGACCTTACGTGTCACTAATGTGTCGGCTTCTGTAAGCGTCTTGCAGGTCCAAGTCAATACTGTATCGGCGGCTCTGACATCCACCAATAACGTCGTCAGCGTCCTTGAGATTCGCGTCAGTGCGGCTTCTGCTACAGGCGCTACCAATTCAGCATCTATTACCTCCATCAATGCGGTACTAACGTCCATTCTTGCAATTCTCAATTCCAACTATCGCGTCTTAGAATAGCAAGTGGTGAGCAAGTGAGAATCCCCTTGCAACCAATCCTCACTTAATGTAGGATGTGCTTCTGATCAAGGAGCCACACATGACAGACAAAGTAAATCGCGTCCAACTCCTAAACGACGCCAAAGCTCAACTAACACCCTGGACTACCGAAGACGGGCGCCTATTTTTGGATTGCACCGACATGGGTACCCGTCGCACCATGGCCATCACGCCCACGGGCAACTGCGACTTCCGGGGCTGGTTCTCTTCGTTCTGTGTCGATCAAATCAATATCGTGCCCAACGGCGACCTAGTCAACTCGGCCCAAACCTACTTCGCACACTGGGCGCGTACCCGTGGTCCCAAGCTCAAGGACTATATCCGCGTGGGTGGGCGCATAGGTGAACTCTACATCGACACTGGCAACGACGCCAATGACGCATGGCGCATCACCCCCAACGGCATCGAGCTTGTTAAGGGCGGCCCGACCCACATCCGCATGCTGCGTGGCGCTGGCGTCCTGCCCCTTGCCGACCCCGACTTCGACGCTGATCCGTCCGAATTCCCTACCCTACTCCGCAAGTACATCGCCTCCGACGACGACACCCTCATGCTGCTAACGGCGTGGCTTCTCGGCTGCCTGCGCCCCGAAGGCCCCTATCCCGTCCTCACCATATCCGGCGAACAAGGTTCTGGCAAATCCACAGTCTTGCGCCTGATGCGCCGTATCATCGACCCTCATGCCCTCGATATGCGTACCCCGCCCGAAGACCAGCGCGACCTGCAAGCCATGGTTCGCAACTCCTTTATCCTGGCCTTCGACAACGTGTCCTTCATTTCCAACAAGATGTCTGATGCTTTGTGCGTTATCAGCACAGGAACGGGCGCCCAGGGTGGCCGCGCGCTCTACACCAACGCCGAAGAATCTGCCGTCCGCGTATGCCGCCCCGTTGCCATGAACGGCATCCCCGACGTCGTCGAACGCGGTGACTTGGTGGATCGCTCCATCCACGTTCACCTGCCCCGCATCGACCCCCGCCTGCGCCGCGACGATATGGAATTTTGGGATAGCTTCCACACAGATCACCCACGCCTGCTAGGTTCGCTTATGAATGCAGCATTGAAAGCTATGCAAAACTATGGTAATGTAGTCTTGGCTGAAAAGCCGCGCATGTCTGCGTTTGCAGTGTGGGCCGTTGCTGCTGAACAAGCTTTCGGGTGGAAGCCGGGTCGTCTTATGGAAGTCTATAAGAACAACCGCTCCGCCGCCGAATCCCAAATGCTTGAGTTCAACGGCATGGCATCCGCCTTGCTGCGTATGATGGCGAAGCAAAAGGAATTCTCAGGTACGTATTCGGATTTGATTGGACAACTGGAAATGAACATCGGCCCGCGCGAGCGTCTGCCCCAAACGTCCCATAGCTTTGCTGCTGAACTTAAGCGCATTCGTCCCGCCCTTGAGCGGCAGGGCTTGCGCTTCTTCAATGCCGGGCGCTCGGGTTCCGTGGAGCAGAAGGGTCGTTCCCGCATTTCCATTGTGCGCCAAGACGACGACGAGGATACGCCCGCCTCATGACCGACGAACCTTACGTTCCCAAAATCAGCACCAAGAAACTTCCTGAATACTACGAACGCGCCCAGAAGAAGGCGCTGGAACGTAAGGCTAATGGTCCGTCGCAGAAGGACCGGATTGCCAAGCACAAGCGTGAACTCCGGGCCATGAATATCCACAAGCCCGGTCACGGCATTCGCGCCGAAAACGTCAAGGCAATCCGTAACCTACGCGAACATCTGCGCGAAACGTGGCAAGCTTCTTGGGACAAGATCAACAAGATCAAGAAGCTCACGCCCAAGCAAGTCGAGTTCGCCCGCCAGTTCGCCTTGAATGGTCGCAGCAACAAATGCGGTGCCATGCGCCTAGCCGGGTACGATAGCGTCAATCCGGCAGTGTTGCTATCCCTGGCAAACAAAAACCTATCCATCCCACACTTCCATGATCTAGTCACCGCATTCGAAATCGAGGAGAAGGCCCGTATGAAAATCAACGTAGAAGATGTCGTCAAGTGGTTCAACGACATTGCCACCCAGGCCATGGGTTCCGGCGACTTCACCAACGCCAACCGCGCCATGGAAAACCTTGCAAAGTACCTCGGCATGTTTGTCGAGAAGAAAGAAATCACGCACCGCACCATCCACTCCAAAGAAGAGTTGGATACCCGGATTAGCGAACTGACTGCCATCCTGCGTGAAGCCGAGCCGGAAATTGAGCGCAAACTTAAAATCCACTAACCCTGACGCAGTCCTTCAACTAAAGGCTGAACTGGCCGAAGCCCTCCATCAAAAGGCGGTATTGGAGGCACAGGAAGACTTTTACGTTTTTGCCAAGCTCCTCGCCCCTCTCATGCTGGATGGCAACGACTACCGCGACGGGCGCCACATCGAAGCCATCGCCGCCACCTTGCAGGAAGTTGACCGGGGCCTAGTCGACCGCCTAATGCTGGCCCTGCCGCCCGGCTCCATGAAGTCCGTCCTCCTCATGTTATTCGCTGCGTGGTGCATGGGCCGCCATCCTAATTGGCGTATCATGTGGATTTCCCACACCACCGACAAAGCCGTGGAATGTTCTGGCCGTATCCGCGACCTAGTCCGCTCCACTGAATACCAAGAAATCTTCCCCGGTGTCCACATCCGTGATGACATGTCGGGCGTCACAAACTGGAAGCTGGTCACGGGCGGGTCCTTCATGCCAGCGGGCGCGGGCAAGTCCATCGCTGGTTACCGCTTCAACTTAGGCATCCTTGACGACCCCCTTTCAGAACAGACCGCCAAGTCTGACGTCGAACGCGAGCGAGTCAACAACTGGTATGGCCCCGGCTTCCGGTCCCGTAAGCTGCCTGACTCCCGCATCGTCCTCGTCAATACCCGGTGGCATGTCCGCGACCTTTCAGGCTACCTCCTCGACAAGGCCGCTCGCAATGCCCGCGTCGACCAGTGGGAAGTCATATCCATTCCTGCCATCCTTGACAAGCCTTCAGCCGACTACCTCATGCTGCCCGAAGGCGAGTCCTACTGGCCCGAGTTCATTACCATGGATGACCTTATCGCTACGCGCGAGGGC